TGCAGAATCAGCCAGAAGTACAGCCGCGAGTCAATAACATTACCAACAACATCGCTAACAATGAGTAAGCTATCATGATCATTAATACTAACTCTAGTTTCGTTTCATACCAACTTACTCCTGGTGAGTTGGAAGCAGGTTCCCACTTCTCTCCTGAACAGAGAGCAGTAATTCAAAATCTCATTGCAGAAACAGCAGAGGAGAAAGTATCGCTAACTTACGATCCATCTAACCCACTTAAATTCACCCAAGCAGAAGCCGAACTGCAAGGTAAAATCGGCATCCTGAAGTACCTACTTGAACTTGAAAACACCCTTAAGGAGTAACTTAACATGAGCATTTTCTCTACCTTGTTTGGCGGAACTCAACCAGCACCTGCTCCCGCTGCACAACCAGCACAACAAGGAAATCCAAATGCAGGTCAGCCTGGTCAGATTCCGCAGAATCCTTCGCAAGTTACAGCTTCATCTAACAACACTGCTCCTAATGGTGTTGTTCCGGCTGGTACTCCTGCGCCTGCTGCTGAGGCTCCGCTTGATCAATTTAAGGATATTTGGCAACCTAGTGAGAACAAAAACGAACAACAACCTTTGATCAATGTTGATCCTAAATCTCTGGCTGAAGCTGCGAAAAAGACAGACTTCACTAAGATGATTACTTCGGAACAACTGCAAGCGATCAGTCAGGGCGGCGAAGCTAGTATGCAAGCTTTTGCTCAAGCTCTGAATCAAGTTGCTCAAGGTGTGTATGCTCAGTCAGCATTTGCTACCACTAAGATTGTTGAGTCTGCTGTTAATAAGGCTCGTGAACAGTTTCAGGCAGATATTCCTGCTCATGTTAAGAGACTCAATGTCTCTGAATCACTCCAAATCGAAAACCCAGCGTTCTCTCACCCTGCTGCATCCCCAATTCTTGGCGCTATCCAGGCTCAGCTAACTCAGAAGCACCCTAATGCTTCTTCTGGCGAAATTGCTACGATGGCTCGTCAATACCTTGAACAGTTTGCTAATGTTGTTTCTGCTCCCCAGCGTGCTGCTGCTGAAAAGAAACAACAAGAAGCTAAAGGTTCCAAGGACTTTGACTTCTCTACTTTCCTTTCTTAATCTGTTCTAGGAGATTCATATGTTTGTTCGTCCTATGGTGTATGAAAAAGGTATTGCCCGCGCATCCCGCGTTGGTGATGGTATCCTCGCTAATCCGCAGATTACTGCTATCGCTGCTGACTCTGCTCAGACTCTGACTGCTGCTGGTATTCTTGGCGGTATTATTACTCACGCGACTCACACTGCTTCGCGTACTGATACTACCGATACCGCTGTTAATATTCTGGCTGCCATGCCGGATATGGACATTGGTGATACGTATATGTTCACAGTTGCTTCTCTCGCAGCTTTCACTATCATTGTTGCTGGCGGTGTCGGTGTTACTGCTTCTGGTAACCTGACTGTTCTGGCTAACGGTGCTAAGAACTTTGTCCTCGTTAAGACTTCAGCTACCACGATGAACCTCATCGGTCTGTAAGATACAATTCTTTTAATTAAATAGGAGCTTAAAATGGCCGCTGGTATCTTTAACACTGCTGCATTCACGCAAGATCATGTAGCAAAATCGTTTGCTGGTATGATTACGCGCCTGATGCCGAACGGTAGCGCACCTCTGTTCGGTATGACTTCCATGCTTGATAGCGAAACTGCTGTTGCTATCGAACACGGTTTCTTCACTAAGACGATGCTGTTCCCGGAAATGACGCTTAACGGCGCTATCGGTTCTGGTGCAGTTACTACCTTCACTGTCGTTAGCACTGCTAACATTCTTCCGGGTATGCTGTTCCGGGTGAATTCGACCGGCGAAAACATCATTGTTAATGCTGTTCTCTCCGCTACTCAAGTTAGCGTTGGTCGCGGTATCGGTACTGTTGCCGCTGCTGCTATTGCTGACACCGTTAAGCTGTTCCAAGTTGGTAATGCTTACGAAGAAGCTTCGCAGCGTCCGGGTGCTCAGCAAGTTCAGCCGGTTCGTATCACTAACCTGACTCAGATTTTCCGTAATACTTGGACTATCTCTGATACGGTTCGTGCTACTCAAGTCATCGCCGGTGAAAGCAATATTGCTGAGTCGCGCCAAGACTGTGCTGCCTTCCACGCTACCGCGATTGAAACTGCCCTGTTCTTTGGTCAGAAGTCGCAAGGTACGCGTAACGGTCAGCCGTTCCGTACTATGGATGGTTTCCTCAGCATCGTTGGTAACTTGTCCTACTATCCGCCGAGCTACGGTTCGGCTAACGTAACTGCTCTGGCTGCTACTACCAGCTACACGCAACTTGAAGCTGCTCTGGATCCGGTGTTTAACCAAGCTACCGATCCGAAGGTTGCTAATGAGCGTGTTCTGTTTGTTGGCGGTAAGGCTAAAGTTGTTCTGAACAACATTGGTCGCCTGAACGGTACGTATCAACTGGTTGATGGTCAGACTTCCTACGGTCTGCAATTCTCCACCTTCAAGACTTCGCGTGGTACGTTCCGTATGATTGAACATCCGCTGTTCAATACTAACAGCACTTGGGCTGCAATGGCCGTTGCTGTGGATCTCTCCACGTTTAAGGTTGCCTACCTTGGCGATCGTAAGACGAAGAACGAAGAGTTCGGTGTTTCTGGCGAAGTTGCTGACAACGGTCAAGATGCAGTCGGTGGTACTCTTACTACTGAAATGACCTGCGTTATCAAGAACCCGCCCGCTAACGCTGTTCTTACCAACTTCACTGCGGCCGCTGCTGGCTAATTGAAGACGAGATTCCCTCCGGTTAACTCCTCCCTCGGCTGGAGGGAATCTCACCTATCTCACCTACTGGAGTACAACAAATGCCTGAAATGTTTAAGCTGTTTAAGTCGTGCGTTCCTTCCGTTCAGTATGTTTTCAAGAATGGTAAGTTGGCACATTTCCGCGATGGACGCTACGCTACTAAGATCCAATCTGAGATTGATGAACTCACTGAAACTTGTGAGCAAGGTCATCCTACTTTCTTTATCGACAATGGAGAGGAAGAGACTGCTCGTGAAGTTCTTGATCCATTGGATGAATTGCGTCAGAAATTCTTCAAAGAGTTCCAAGAGAATGCAGCCGGTAAGGTTGTAGATCCTGGTAATTCTGATCAGAGTGCAGGTGAAGGTGCAGGTATCGCTACTTCAGCTACCGCTACACTTGCAGCTAAGCTGTCTAACTCTCTCAAGAAATAAGAAGGACTTTAAGTCATGGCAACTTTCACCGAACTACTTTCTGATGTGTATGAACTGACCAAGCGTCCAGATCTAGTCTCCGATACGAAAGTAGCGGTGAAGGCTGCCACCCTTAAAGCCCATCAGTCAGATTTCTACTACAAAGATTTGTATGAAACTGGAGTAAGTTTCTCCGCTGCAGATTACAATCAGGTATTGGAATTTAGGACTCTGCTTCCGCGATTCAGGGCAACTAAGTATATTAGAAAGACTGATTCAGAAGGTACTCCGGGCGCATTCCTTAACCTAATTACTCCTGCCCTATCTCTCAATAGGTATGGTTCGCAGCGCGAAGATGTATATTACGCGGCAGGTGAAGTGTTGCAGATCAAATCCTCAACCCTTCTTCAATACATTCTGTTCGGATGCTATCTTAATCCTGATATCACTGAAGCAGGATATAACTCTTGGGTTGCTCTGGATCATCCTTATTACCTTGTGTATGAGGCTGCCACAACTGTGTTTAAAACTATCGGTCAAGATGAAGCTGCCTCTGTCTATACTAAGCTTGCGGCCGATCAACTTGCTATGCTGAAATCCTCTAACATTGAAGTGGAAGGTGTGTAATGACTGCATCTATCTGGACTCCTGGCTCTAATAACGTACCTGCTGTTGATCCTAGATCCCAACTGAAGTCTGAAACCTTTACTGCTAGTGAAGGTCAGACTTCTTTCACTATTACTCAGTTCACTTAGTATCCCAGCTTGTGAAGCTGGTGATCTTGTTGAAGTTGTAGGTAATACTGCAATTCAAGATGCGGAAGGTGCTGCTGCTGTAGCTGAAGCTGCGGCGGCTGCTGCTCTGGTATCTGAAACGAATGCGGCTTCTAGCGCATCTACTGCATCTAGCGCTGCTTCTACTGCATCTTCTGCCTCAGCAACTGCTGTTGCGGCTGCCGCTGCTGCTGCTCAATATGTTCCTCTTGATTGGGAAGGTGCTTGGCTCACTGCTACTTCTTATCAGATTAATGATGCAGTTAAAGAAGGTGGTTCTTCTTACATCTGTATTGTAGCTCATACTTCTGGTACCTTCGCAACTGACCTAGCTGCTAATAAGTGGGATCTTATTGCTGAGAAAGGTGCAGCTGGTGCTGGCACTGGTGATATGATCGCTGCTAATAACCTTAGCGATCTCACTAACGCAGCTACTGCTCGTAATAATCTCGGTCTTGGTACTGCTGCAACTCATGCACATGGTGATTACGCAACTGCTGCGCACACCCATACTGGGGTGTATGAACCTGCTGATGGTACGATTCTTAAATCCGCTAACATCGGATCTACTGTTCAGGGGTACGATGTAGATACAGCTAAGCTTGATGTGGCACAAGTATGGACTGCACAGCAGACTGCTAAGAATGGCTCTCTCACTGATGGTACTACTATCGATTGGAATGGAGCTACTAATGGTCAGGTAGTTGCGGTTACTCTTGGAGGTAACCGTACTATGAATGCCCCAACTAACATTGTGCAATATGCGATGTATGTGTTGCGAGTTGCACAGGATGGTACGGGGAGCAGAACTCTTGCGTTTAATGCTGCCTATAAGTTTGGTACAGCTGGTGCTCCTACTCTGACAACTACTGCAAGTAAAGTAGATATTCTTGGCTTTATTGGTGGTTCCGCGAATACTCTCGAATATACTGGCATTCGGAAAGATGCGGTGTAACTATGTTTGTACCTACTATATTTAGTGATGCTGTTAGCAGTGGGCCAGATACCGGCGACATCGGGCATTCGCTGCGGTTTCGGAGCGGTGCCGGGGCTTACTTAAGCCGCACCCTC